CGTTTTAATTGATCACGATGGGGAATCACTTACGGAGGTTAAATGGACAAATCGTCGAAATTTGTCCTCAAGTACATTCACTCTTTTGGATGGAAGCAACGACGCTGATATTTATATGTTTAAAATCCCTGCAAAAAACGCAGATATTGCAAACCATAATTTCGGCAATGATATCATAATCGAGAGCGAGCTTGTAGAAACGATACAACCGACCGTCACAATGATACCGATTTGCGAGGGTAAATACACGCCAGTGGTTTGCGAGTTTTTAAATCGATTTGGAGGGTGGCAATTCCTTACGTTTTTCAAAGCGCAAACAAATAGTTTGCAAACTGAAAACTCAACGTTTCATTTATTGCCCGACGAGTTAGACTATAACCCGCTGCGAAATCAATTTCAATCGTTCAATTTTAGCGGTAAACAAAGCGTGACACTTAACACAGGTTGGGTTGATGAGAACTTTGCAAATGTGATCACGGATTTAATGTTGAGCGAGACTGTTTTATTGGATAACAAACCAGTGAACGTGAAGACAAAATCGACCAATCTTAAGACTCGAATCAAAGATAAAAACATCAACTATACAATTGATTTCGAGTACTCGTATAACTTAATTAACGACGTGATTTAAATGGTTGCATTATACATTTACGACTTCGACGGCCAAGCGGTAAATCGAATTGAGTTATTCAACGATGAGAAAATCTCAGTCACATCGTCAATTCAAAACTTTAACGATATTGGTAAATTGTTTACCGACTATTCTCAGACGTTTACGGTGCCAGCGAGCAAACATAACAATACAATTTTTAAACACTGGTACGAGTCAGCCGTTGGAGTTACAAATGCAGACGATCCGCTCGATGTGGATTTTGCTTTTGATCACAGGATAAAATACTACGGATACATCGAGATTGACTCAATCCCATTTCGAGACGGCAAATTTTTGATGCAAAAGGCCAATAAGAAAAACAATTTTATCGAAAGCTATACGATTAATTTCGTGGGTAATTTGGTGCAGCTCAAGGACAAATTTAAGGAGGACAAATTGAACGTTCTCGAAGGATACGAGGAGCTTAATTTTGAGTACAATTTAGACGAGGTTGATAACATCACGCGACCAAATATAAAATTTCCTTTGATTGGCTCAACGCGTCGCTTTGAATACGAGACAGGAACTGCAAACGATGTCAGCACAATGGCTGGAGCAATTAACATTCGCGAGTTATTTCCTGCAATTCGAGTGAGTAAAATTTTCGAGTATATTCAAAACACTTATGACTTAAATTTTACAGGCGATTTTCTTACCTACACTCAATTCAAAGACTTGTTTTTGTACTGCAAAAACTCGGAGGAGTTTAACTTTTTTAGCGATCCGCAAGATCCTGTATTCGATAGCAAAGACTCGGGATTTCCCGCATTTGATTTGGCACTTGGACAATGTACCGTTTCTTTTGACTTAGATCCGATTGCAATGCGTTTAGAATCTTGGATAAAAGTCGAGCCAACCGATCCGACAATTAAATATACCATTCAGATTTTTGACAACGGCGAACTATACGCAACTTACGAAGACTTGGAAGGCGATAGCGATTTGGGGTATTACTCAAAATATCGCCAACAAGAGAACACGATAAACGGCCAATATGTGACGCGTCGATTTACTTATCAAGTCAGCTCGCAGCTTCCAATGACTTACGATTTATTTATAAATTTAAAGCGTAACTTAGGAATGGGCGCACCTGGTACTTTTTTCTACAAGACTGCATTTTCTTACGACAACACTACGTCGGGAGATTTGCAAATCCGTAGATACATTCCCGATTTGACCGTTGAGGCTTTTGTGACTGCAATTGTCAAGGCATTGAATTTGGTTGTTGTTCCAATCAACGAAAATACATTTTTATTTCAACCGCTCGAGGCGTTTTATCAAGAGGGCAGAGTCGTAGATTTAACGCAATATATCGAAGCGGAAGACATCGAGATAAACAGGCCAAATCTATTTCGACAAATCTCATTTAAATACGAGAAATCGGAAAACGTTTTAAATACGAACTATCGTAACCGAGAGAACAAAGACTATGGCGACCTTATTTTCGACAATCCTAACTCGGCATATACTACAAATTACGAGGTTAAATTGCCCTTTGAGAATATAATGTGGGAGCGAACAACCGACACGAACTTTTTAACGGCAACTTGTTGGAATATAAATTTACAGCCGTATGTGCCAAAGCCAGTGCTATTGTATTACAATGGAACGCAATTTTTAGGCGATCCGATATATTATACCGATGGTACCTCGTTTGACACAAATACCGAATACCCACGTTTTAGCAACGAAATCAATTTAGGCGGTAGTGATTTATCCTATTTGCAAACGCTAAATTGGGGTGATGAGATTTCAACGTGGCATTTAAGTAGCGCACCAACAGGTCTATTCCAAAAGTATTATGCGAACTCAATTTTTAACATTTACAACCAACGAACTCGAGTTATAAAAGCAAAGGCGCAGCTCGATACATATTGGCTGACATCGTTAAAATTGAACGACCGTATTGTGGTGTCAAATAAACGCTATTTAATCAACACCATGACAACCGACCTCACAACAGGCCAAGTCGATTTTGAGTTGATTAATGATTTTAGAGATATTCAAGGAGCCGTTGCGAGACGATACTCAAACATTCAAGGCTTAGAGATTGACAACACGGCCCAAAATATCGAGGTGCAATTGTATCGAATCGATTACGACTATTTTAATGTGGTTGCGTCGGGTGGGTTTTTAAGTTATCCATTGAGTTCAAACAACGACACGGACATAATTTTAAAACTGACAATTTCAGCGAACACAACGGGCGTATATAGAGAAGACTCAGTCGCGTTGCAGTACTATTTAAATGGAGTAGAAACCGAAGTAAAAATACCAGTTTACCAAAATGCTTAATAATATATTACAAATGCTCCAAATCGCGGAGCAATACGAGAACAACGAGACTATTGCAATTGCAAAAGGCCGTTATGAATACACGCGCAACTATTTACAACTATTTAAAAAAGCACTGAAATGGCAATAGAGAAGGTAATTGATATAAAAGTACAAGGCAACGTTGACCAAGCGGTTGGCTCTTTACGCTCACAACTTAGAGAGGCGCAAGCTGAGGTCGCAGCATTGTCTGAAAAATTTGGCGTTACATCGGTTGAGGCTGCAAATGCCGCGAGACGTGCCGCAGAATTAAAGGATCAAATCGGAGACGCTAAGGCGTTGACTGACGCGTTCAATCCCGATGCTAAATTTAGAGCATTGACCTCGTCTTTGTCAGGTGTTGCGGGAGGCTTCGCTGCGGTGCAAGGAGGCATGGCTTTATTTGGTGCGCAATCTGAGGAAGTTGAGGCTACGCTTTTAAAAGTTCAATCCGCTATGGCTTTGTCTCAAGGAATCCAAGCCGTAGGGGAAAGCATTGACTCATTTAAACAATTGAGCGCAGTTGTTCAAAACTCAACCGCATTTCAAAAAGTCAATTCAGCAGTTACTGCAACGGCAGCAGTTATTCAAAGAGTATTTACAGGGGCGGTTAACACAACTGCAGCGTCTTTTAATGCTTTAAAAGTTGCAATTGTATCGACTGGAATAGGTGCGTTAGTAGTTGGAATTGGTTACTTAGTTTCAAAAATGAACGAGGGAGCTGCCGCTGCGAAAGAATTGACAAAAGAACAAGAAGACTTAAATAAGCAATTAGAATATACAAAACAATTATCAGACGATGCTGCAAAATCTTTAGATTATCAAACACAAAGAGAACTTGCAGACGCAAAAAAAAGAGGGGCGTCCGATAGAGAATTGACTCAAATAAAAATCGATGGAATTAATGAAAGAATACGAAATAATGCAAGAGAAATTGATGATATAATTGCCACTAAAGGTCAAGAGTATTTATTGACTAAAGAGCAAAATAAAAGAATCCAAGATTTAAGAAGTCAAAATCTTGATTTGCTTCGTCAAGGTCGATTAGAAGTTGCAAATTTTGAAGCTGATCAAGCCGTAAAAGCAAGAGAAACCGAAACCACAAACGCCACAAAAGCAAGAGAAAGACGTATTGCTGAATATGAAAAAGACAAGGCTGAGACAATTAGACAAAGCGAGGAAATTGATGAGTTAACTTATAGATTAAGAAAAGGAACGGTTGACAAAGTCGCTTTATTAAATGTTGAATCAATTGCATCACATTTAGGTAGACAACAAGAAGCGGCAGCCAAAGAAATTGAAATCCAAAAGCAAAAAGAGGCTGCTATGCAAGAGGTAAGAATGCAAGGCCTTGACAATGTTGCGTCAATTGGTAGAAGTTTACAAGTTTTAGCGGGTAAAAATAAAGACGTTGCAAGAGCAGGTATAATTTTAGAAAATGCAGCAGGTATTGCTCGAATCGTTGTAAACACAATGATTGCAAATACTAAAGCCGTTGCAGCTTTCCCATTATCGGCAGGTCAGCCATTTGTTGGAATTAATACTGCCGCAGGAGCTTTGTCAATTGCGGCAAGTATTAAGGCTACTCAAACCGCATTATCACAAATAGGTGGCGGAGGAGGAAGCGCAGGAAATGCGCCAAGTATGAGCGCGGCAAGCGGAACAGGCGGAGCAAGCGCAAACGCTCCACAATTCAACGTCGTTGGCTCAACAGGTGTCAACCAATTAGCGGGTGCAATAGGCAATCGAGAGGCGGCACCAGTGCAAGCGTATGTCGTTGCAAATAATGTGACAACGGCCCAAAGTTTAGACCGTAACATTATTCAAAGTGCAACACTTGGGGGGTAAAAAGTCAATTTAAAAGTTGAAAAAAGGGTTAAGTTTTTCAATTTAAAAATTGAAAACGAAAAAAAGTTTATAACAAACAATTAAAAATCAGTTATTAGGGTATGGACACTTACAAAGTAATGTTTAATGAGGAAGATAACGAGGGCGTTTACGCCGTTTCACTCGTATCCGATCCAGCAATTGGGGTGCAGTTTATCACTTTGTCACAACAAAAAGAGATACAACTCGCAACCATAAACGAGGAGCAGCGTATTTTGTTAGGCGCGGTATTGATACCAAACCAACCAATCTATCGCAACCAAGACGGCCACGAATTTAACATCGTATTCCCAGCGGAAACGATTAAGCAAGTGCAACAAAATTTCAGTCGTCAAGGATATCAGAACAACTCAACAATTGAGCATTCGGGTACACAAATTGAGGATGTGACTTTTGTTGAGACGTGGATAAAAGAAGACGAGGTACACGACAAGTCAACGATGTACGGATTTAACGAGCCAGTCGGGACGTGGTTTGCAGCTATGAAAGTAAACAACGAGGACATTTGGAACAACTACGTTAAAACAGGCAAAGTCAAAGGTTTCTCAATTGATGGGGTTTTTGACATGGAGAAAGTAAATTTAAAAAGTGAATATAGTATGAATTTAAATGAAATCGTTAACGCGATAAAAGACGGTTTCGCTTCGGTAAAATTATCGAACGAGACTGAGCAAGTGGAAGTGACTATGTCGACCATGATGCTCAAAGATGGTGTTACCGTTTTAGAGGCTGAATCATTTGAAGCGGGGCAACCTGTTTTTATTGTGGCTGAAAACGGAGACAAAGTTCCTGCTCCAATCGGAGAACACGAACTTGAAGACGGTAGAGTTTTGGTAATTACCGAGGAAGGTATGATTGCCGAAATTAAAGAGATGGAGGCTGAGGCCGAAGTTGAAGTAACTGTTGAGGCTGACGTTGAAATGTCCAAAGAGGATCAGTTCGCGGAGTTAGTAAAATCAATCGTTACATCAATGAGCGTTGAAGTAGCCAAACAAATCGAAGCGGTAAGAACTGAGTTAAGCTCGCAAATCGCTGAGGTTAAAACTTCTCAAGTTGAGGTTAAGGCTTCAACAAAAGCGAAACCCGAAGTTAAAGAGGTTTCAAACTCAAATGTCAAATTGACAAGAACACAAAAAATTCAAAATAATCTTAAAAACTTAAACTAATGCCTACAACTACAACTGTAAGTTCTAACTACGCTGGCCGTGATGCGGGTGTAATTATTGGTCAAGCGTTCAAAACGATTGACACTATCGAAAAAAATGCGGTAACTATCGCTGAAAATGTAAATTACAAATTGTCTTTGCGTAAAATCGCTTATACTGACGGAACAACTGCATACACTTGCGGATTTGCTCCTGCTGGGACAATCGTATTAAACGAAAATTTAATCGAGCCTTTCAAATTCAAAAATGATTTTGACGTTTGTAAAGAAGATTTCCGTGCAACTTGGTCTGATGGAATCATGGGCGCAGGTGCTGCAAATGGTACTGCTCCTTCTGACATCATGGACGCAATCCAAGCTGAAGTTTTGGGTGCTATCGGTGAAAAATTGGAAACTGACATTTGGCAATCAGACACAAACTTCGACGGTTTCTTAACTTT